GAACTGGAAGTCCTTATCTGACATTTTGGAGTCTTGCAAGAAAGCCTCAGAAATAGATATTGACGTTGTAAAGCTGCAACTATTTAACAGATCAGAGATGTATCTTGGAAATAGGGATGTAAAAACAGGAATTACACCATATTTAAACCCCGATTGGCTTCAATCAATCTCTGCATATTGCAACAAACTAGGTCTAGAGTTCATGTGTACAGCCTTTAGCCCAGATGGTTACAAGCTTGTCAATAAATATGTTAATATTCACAAGATTGCTTCTGCTGAAATTACAGATCTTAACATTTTAAATACTGTCAATGCTTTTAAAAAACCAGTTTACTTATCTACAGGCGGGGCCAGTCTTGAACAAGTTAAAGAAGCACTTGAAGTATTGAAGAATTGCAAAGTTACGATATTTTATTGTGTTACTGAATACCCCGCTAAAATTGTAGATTTTAAGCATTTAACGAAGCTTGTTGAAACTTTTAAAAGAACTTATGATTATGGTTACTCTGATCATTCTATAGATGTTTTGAATATTCCAAAAATAGCTATGTATCACGGAGCAACAGTTTTAGAAAAGCATGTCAATTTTACAGAGCATACAGACACCGACGATGCCCCACACGCCCTTAATCTTAAAGAGTGTGGACTTATGGTCAAGTCGCTAAGGGGTGATGACATAAGCTTGTCTGAGACGAAAGAGAAGTGTTCTTGGCAGCGTAAACCGTTTAACGTGAAAGCCGAATTAAAATATTACAGGTCTAAATGAATATATTCGAGCCTCATTCATTAAAACAGAATCAGGCTATCGTTAGTGACAAAAGAATATTGCTTCTAGCTACTGGTACGCAATGGGGTAAAACCAGCGTCGGCGCTATCAGAATGAAGATGAAAACTCATGAATTCACATCAAAGCATGATAACTTTTTAATCACTGCACCAAGCTATAAAACTATGCATCAATCAACGCTTCCAGCATTTTTAAATTATATGGAAGACTGCGGAACTTATGACAAGAAGTTCGATGTCTTTAGATTAAATACAGGTGGTAATGTTTATTGCAGAACTGAGACCGATCCAGACTCGATTGTTGGTATCACTAATATTCGTCACGTTTGGTCCGATGAAGCTGGTAAGTACAGACTATACTTCTGGGAAAATATTCAAGCCAGGGCAGACTTCTGCGGTGCTGGTATCGACTTAACTACCTCACCATATTCAATGAACTGGGTCGCAAAAGAATTGATTTTTCCAACACAAAAAGGATCTCGAACTGATGTTGAGTATATCACGGCAGCAAGTTGGGACAGTAAATACCACTCTTTGCACGATCCAATCAGAAGACAATTAAAAGAATCCACAATGGATTCTAGAAGATTTAATATGATTTACGGCGGCGAGTTCGGTCAAATGGCTGGACTTGTGTATGATTGCTTTCTTGAGAATCTACACATTTGTGAACCTATGAGACTTCCCGAAGGCACTAAATATTATGGTGGTATTGATTGGGGCTATACTGATCCTTTTGTGATATCGATCAGAGCTTTAACACCAACTGGACTTCAGTACAAAGTTAGCGAGTTTTATAAAACTGGACTTACACCTAGTGAAATGATAGTGGCAGCAAAACAAAAGATGACTATTTTTAATGTTGAAAAATTCTATGCTGATCCTTCAAGACCTGAATACATCGAAGCTTTTAATCGTGAAAGAATTCCAACAGTAAAAGCCGATAATAATATTAGAATAGGAATTGATGCACACTATGAGCTTATTCAGTCTGGAAGGTATAAAATATTTAAAAATACTTCACCTTACACTATTGATGAATATGCTAGCTATCATTATCCAGAAGAAAAAGACTTAGGTCCAGATGATGACTCAAAAGAGATACTTCCTGTGGACGCTGGAAATCACACTATGGACACCGAACGTTATTTATCTATGGCCCTTAGATCAAAGTCCATAGATAGACACTCTCCTAGAGTTCCAAATGATTCTATGTCTGATAAAATTAGACAAGATCATAATTTAAGAATAAAATTTTTAAAGAAGCTTAAGAAAAATAATCCTGGAAGTGAGGACTTTAGCTAATGCCTACATATCATTACGAATGTGAAAAGTGCGACTATGATTATGATGTTGTAAAGCCGATAGCTGAATACAACACTGATGAGTTTTGTAAACAATGTGGAAACAAATCCACAAAGTTAGTAACGGCCCCTTCTGTTTTTATCGGGACCAAAGTCGAAGATGCAGAGTATAATCCCGCCTTTGGTTGTATAGTTAAAAACAAAAGGCATAGAAAGTACCTAGCCGAATCAAAGAATTTGATTGAAATTGGAAACGAAAAGGTTAAGACTATACATGACACTTTTGACAAACAGCGTGAAGAAAAGCGTAAAAAAACTTGGGACGACATAATCTAAACTGATAAGATTCTTTTGCCAGAATCAAAATAAACTTAAAAAACTTAAGGATATTAATGGCATACGAAGCATCAGGAATGTTAAATGAGCACGAGGCTCCAAGTTCTTTAGAAAATCACAACACAGATTACGAGCCTACTCCTGAAGAGGTGAAAGCCATAAGAATGGTTGAAAAGCTCTTTTCAAGAGCTAAAAACGCAAGAAAATCCTACGATGAAAAATGGCAAGATTACTATAGAATGTTTCGTGGCAAGCAATGGAAAGACGCTAGACCTAGCTACCGACATTCAGAAGTAATCAATTTAATATTCAGAGCTATTCAATCAGAAATTCCTATTTTAACAGACGCTTTACCTAAACCAGAGTTTTTACCAAAGGAACCAAATGATTTCGAACTTGCTAAAATACTTAACGACGTATTGGACTGCGACTGGACGAGTGGTAATTGGTCTTACAACTTTACAGAGACATTATATGACTCTCATCTTTACGGCACTGGTTTTGGCGGCATTGATTATGACTCTGATTTAAACGAAGGTATTGGTGGAATCTGCTTTAAGTCAGAAGATCCTTATTATCAGTTTCCAGACCCTTACTCTTTGAACGTAAACGAAAAATCTAGATACTACATAAAAGCTGAACCTGTCGATATTGAAGTTTTAAAACAAAAATATCCAAAGCATGCTGAATTTATAAAATCCGATCTCGTCGATATTATGCGAAGAGAAAAAGGAATTAGTGAGCAAGTAAAGTTTAAATCTCCAACTGATAATAGAACAATATTAGAAGGGAGTTCCGCTTATGACCTCGAAGCAAAAAACGAAGCTCTTGAGGTCACTTGTTATGTTAAAGATATGGAGAGCGAAGAGGAGGAAATACCAGGCGAAATGGGTCCTGACGGTCAAACATCACCCTCAACATATATCAAAAGACTCAAATACCCACTAGGTAGATTACTTGTCATTATAAATGGTGTGCTCGTTAAAGATGAGCCGCTAACTGAAGACAACGGCAAATTTCCTTTTATCAGACTAACAAATTATATTTTACCTCGTGAATTCTGGGGTATTAGTGAAGTTGAGCAATTAGAATCACCTCAAAAGATATTTAATAAACTATTATCTTTTACACTAGATGTATTAACTTTGATGGGGAATCCGATTTGGATTTGTGATTCTACATCGGGGGTTGACACAGATAATTTGATCAACAGACCTGGGCTTGTGGTCGAAAAAGAACCAGGATCAGAAGTAAGACGTGAGGAAGGTGTACAATTACAACCTTATGTTTTACAAATGATAGACCGAATGAAATCTTGGTTCGATGACATTTCTGGATCTGGTGAAGTTTCAAGAGGTATCAGACCAGAAGGCGTGACAGCCGCTTCAGCAATCGAAGCACTACAAAGCGCACAGCAAACAAGACTAAGACAAAAATCAAGATATATAGATGCATTCATGCAAGACTTCGGACAACTTTATTTATCTAAAGTCTTCACTCATTATGATGTTCCTAGAATTTATCGAATCACTGGGAACGACAACACAACTAAATATTTCAAATTTCATGTTGAAAAAATAAAAGATCCTGTGACAAACCAAGAATCTAAAATTGCTAAAATTAGACAATACAACGTCGGTGTTGACGGAAAACAGTATGAGGGCGAAGAAAAGCAATTCGATATTCGAAGAATGTTCGATGTGAAAATCTCAATGGGTTCGGCTCTTCCTTTTGAAAAAAATAGACTTGAAGATCAATCGTTCAAATTATTCCAAGCAGGAATTATTGATGCTGAAGAGGTTTTAAAAAATATGAGATATCCAAACATGGAAGCTGTGATGTTAAGAATGCAACAAAAAGCAGACGCTCAAGCTATGGCAGAAATGCGAGCTCAAGCACAACAAGGACCAATGT